TTTTACATTACCAGGGCCTCCGCCATATATCAAGTGAGGATTTAATCCGGCATCTTTTAATCTTTGCATTTGTGCTGCTGGGCTATTATATTCATTTTGTCTCATCCAGTCGGCTAAAGCATCTTGCCTCTGTATTCCGTACATTTTTTCATTCCATTGGCGGGTCTTCTTATTCATTTTTCCCGTTGCTGCTGCGTTTACTCCTGATGCTGCTGCTGATATGCCTGCTGCTACGATTAATGGATCCATTGTATTTTGTTTTAATGGTTTTTACTAATGTTGTTTTTTGCTCTTTTATCGCTCTTTGTTCGTGTCATACTTCCTTGTCCTTATCGCTTTTTTATCGCTTTTTTTTCATTAGTGTCAATAAGCACTAATATATCAAGGGTTATTAGTGCTTATTTGCTGACGCGCTTCGCTTGTCTTCCGTCTGTTTATGGACGCAAGCAAGCTTGCTGTCCAAAACATACGTTGTTTTAAATTTTGTTTTGTTTTATAAATTTGTTTGGTTTTCATCTTTAATTTCTGTTATAGAACTTTTGTTCTTCTTTGCTCTTTTCTCTGCTACTTCTGTTTTAATTTTTTCATTTATATCTTTTAATTCTTGCTCTGCTTTTTCTCTTAATTCTTCTATTTCTGCTAAATCCAATTTCTTAGGATCTATATCAAATCCTTCTTCTCCTTCCCAAATTGGTGTTTTTTGGCCTTCAAGGGGAAGGCCTTTAGCGTATCTAACAAGTAATTCACGTAAAGTCATTGTCTGGTCCGGAATTGTCATGCTCTCCTCGTTGTTAACTTGTCCTTTGTATGCTTTCATCATACTACTGGGTGATTTTTGACTCATAATCTTGCTTTTAAAGTTTGTTTTTTAAAGGGTTTTTGTCTTTTTTCTGATTTTTTAGCCATTCTTCGGAAATCGTTTGCGGTTTCTTCTGCTATTTTATAATTGTACAAATCGCCATATTGGTCTTGTAACTGATCTATTTGTTTTTGCGATTCTGCACGCATAAATACTCCTATCCGAAATTTTTGTCCTTTGTCATACAACTTGTCTTTGTAATACCTAGGCATTGCTGCCTTTTTACCGTCTTTTAATGGTAGGTACACTTTGTTTTCAATGTTTCCTTTTGTATGCCAGTTTTTCATTGCTTCTGTTATATATGCTGCTCCCAGTCCTTTAGACATAAGTGAAAACTCTTTTTGTCTATCATCCCCGTTGAATCGAGGGATTTTTTTATGTTTATTAATATACTTGAGAGTATAACCAATAGAGGCATCGCCAACATCACCAAAATGGATGTTACCAAGGTTAATATTATTAAGGCTCCAAGCATTTTCTACTATTTTAGGGTTTGCATTGAATAGTATTATATGATAATGTGGTCTCTCTCCGGTGTCTCCATATTCGCCTACTGCGTAATAACTAATTTTTTGCTTTGTTAACTTTCTAAGCCTTTTAAAAAAATCTTGTAAATCTTTTTTAACCAATGTTTCAAAGCCGTTTTTAGTTTTTTTAATGTTTTCATCATTATACGTAAGAGTTACGAAGTGAGCAGAATTACTCTGCTCACTATGTTTTTGTAGTCTGAATGCCCATCCTGATACTCTGCGTCTCATACATGCAGGGCATTTGCCGCAGGGTAGGGCCATATAACTGGTTTCTACTCCCTTGACTAACTCTTGTTTTTTGTAAAATGGTGTTTGACATCTTGTACTCATATTAGAACATTGGTGTACCGAACTTAGGCATTGGTCTTACTGCTCTGATCTTGTGTAATACTTGACAATAGATATTGTCTGTTCCCTCTGGCTCGTCTGTTACTGCAAATATTCGTTCTACATCTTCTGGGTGACACTCTATAAATGATTGGTTCAAGTTTGGCAAGTTTGAAAATATTCTTCCTAAATGCCAATATTTAAGATCTGTACGGAAATCTCCTGCTACTCTGTTGAAACAGAATTTATATTCTGCGTACCTAGGGACGTAACCAAATGTAACTGCGTCGTTGTTTGTAAATGCAAACAGCTCGTTGTTTGTAACTGGTTGCTCTCCGATATGTGCAAATGAAGGCCAGAAGAAATCAAGTGGATCATTTTTGAGGAATGTTTTTGGAATACCTTGCTGATAAGCGCTTTTTGGCATAATGGACATAATTCCAATGATATATCCGTGTTCCTCACAAAAATATGTACCATATTTACCTGTTGTTACAGCTACTCCATGACCTGCCATATTACCTTGTGGTAATTCTTCACTTCCTCCAGTTGTGTTTAATACCTCGCTAATTATTACAGGGCTTTTTGTTCCTGTTATATACTCTGGGCGTTGTAATCTTTTATCGCTACTTTTTACTCCAAAATGCATAAGGATATTCTCTATGTAGCGTGTTCCACCTCTTGCATTTTTTTCTAACCATTCTTGTAATCTAAATGCTCTGCGTAGATCGTTGATTGTTGTTGCTGATATATCAAATTCGTCTCCATCTACAAATAAGAAATTTGGGTCTACTGTTGAAGTTCCTAAATCTTTTTTTGCATTAAATTTATTCCAAGTCTCATCAGCACCGGTATATGGATTTATTGCACTATATCCAGTTCTATCTACTAAATTATTACTAACCCTTACAGGTACGTCATTTTCTATATTTCCAATTGGAATATCTACTGCTGTACCTTTCTGTGCCCATGGTAATGCACTTGTAAAATAATCGTGTTCCCACGCTCTTTTTCGTAATACATATAAATCTGTGTTTCCTGAATTGTCACCATCATTTAACTTGTAACTTACTTCAGGGACTAAATTTTGATCTCTGTAGTACTCGTTATATATTGCTTGATACGCTGCAAGCGGTAATGCTTGAAGATTTCGGGGTAGTGCAGGGCTGCTGTTGTTTGGGGGAACTCCTAAATAATCAAGGAACTTTTTTCTGGTTTCTGCAAATGAAGGATCATAAGTGAAATAGGGTATAACATGTGCTGAGTTTGCGTCTACTATAAATTTTTCCCAATTTTCCCATACTATTCTGTTTGGCACAAAGAAATAGTGCATTGATACATCTATTCTATGCATTACTGGAGCAAGTAATGGTGCGAATCTTAATAAGCTGTCGCAACCTATATTGAACATGTCTCCAGGTACACATTCTATTACCGTAGTGGGTGTCAGATTACCCATTTTTGTAGACATTTTGACATCGTGTGTGAGGTCAAATACATTTTTTTTCGGTTTACTTACTTCTACCGAATTAAACAGGTTTTTGTTTGCCATTTTTTTTAATTAATTGTTTATAAATTTTTTCTTGATATTCCTTACTATGTTGTCTTTTTAACCATTTTGTAAGTTGTTTGTCAGACATTCCGAAATAATCTACTTTCTCTTTTATACCATAATGGGTTAAGTAATCGATTACTTCTTGTGTTTTCATAACCTAATTCCTCCTCTTGATACGTAATATTTACGTAGTTTTTTAGTTCTTGAACGCTTACGGCGATTTCTCTTGCTGTAAAGTCTTTTACGCATTGTGTTGATTTTTAAAGGTTTATGATTCTATTTAACATAATATTTTTCCTATAATTTATATTAGGTTCAATATCACTTATTTATAATGGTTTTTCCAAATTTAATTTTACACATTGTGTTAATATCCCCTACCCTATGGGGTAGGGGTGTTGTTTTTAATAAAACTTTACCGGTTTTTTGAATTTTGGCTTTCCTTGATCATCTACGTAGAAGTTAGAATCTACGTTTTCCGCTTTCCAGGCTCTATGTAATCTACCAAAATTTTCTGCTGCTTTCCTTAGTATTATATTATCGTTCTTTTGAACTCCATTTTTATTTAAGTTTATTTCATATTGTTTTAAAAGGTTATCGTCTTTTTTTAACTGAAAGTCCATTTTAGCATTTTTAATTTCCTGGTCTATTCTCCTAATTTCTGCATCTGTCTTAGCTAAATTTTTTCTCCCTTGTAATACTTCTATTGTTGCTTTTTGCAGAGAAGGCTCTAATAAAAACTTTAATTGCTCGTTTTTTGTTAATATACCTTCTATAGTTGCTCTTGTACTTCTAAGATTTTCTTTTGCTTGTTCTAATGTATATCCAAATAATTGTTCACTTTGTGCTACTTGTTGTCTTGTTTTAGCTGTAGTGGCTAATATACCTGCTGCCTTAGCTTGTGTTTCTACTTGTTTATCTTTTATTAATTTGGTATTTTCTGCTACTTGGTCTTTTTGTGCATCTTTTAATCTTAAATCATATTGCTTGAAAAATGCGCTATTGATTGCATTGTCCAAATTTATTTGTGGTACTTGTGGATTCCAACTTTTTGCGTCTGTTCCTCTTACTGCTTGTGATACATTACCAGGGCCTCCGCCATATATCAAGTGAGGATTTAATCCGGCATCTTTTAATCTTTGCATTTGTGCTGCTGGGCTATTATATTCATTTTGTCTCATCCAGTCGGCTAAAGCATCTTGCCCCC